CCCGGAGGGGGACCATTGCAGGGGGATCACACTGTGGTCTCTACACGCATATCCTCTTCAGAGTGTGCCTGGAAAATCTCATGGAGATAGGACGCATCATCCTCATACCGAGCACCTATGATGTCCCTATCAAGGTGCCATGCTGGGCGGTGGGACCAAGTACTGTTCTCTAACACCTTGTTAAGATAATTGGAAGGAAGGGGCGGAATACCACCTTTATCTCTCATAGAGAGCTTAAAGCGGTTCCACCTCCTCGCACCAAAAATTCTTACATGCTTGTTAGAGGACAGGTCCTCGAACCATCTCCTCATTGCCATCAACCTGAATCCTAGTCCCCCATCACGTGCATATGGATCTTCCAAACCTGGTATACGACGGGGAGGGCCAAAAGACCCACCCACGGGAACCGGTCCAAACTTTGCAAAGCCTCGGAATACCTGAATATGGAGATAGTCCTCATACCGGTTACATATCTTAGTGTAACTGTTACGGGTACCCTCTCGGTAGTCAAACATTCCGAGTCTGTGTGCGTTCATCCACATCAGTTGGTTGTGGGTGAACTTATGGTTTGGTGAGGGAACAGGTGCTCCAAGAGCACCATACTCAGTGGGGCCATAGAAAGGACCAGGGAAACCCCGAAGAATGGGATAGTACTTCCGGAACATGCACAGGTACTTATAGTGTTCTTTACCAGCAAAGCTGGAGAATTCTCTAAATAACTGTGCCAATTGTTCCCAAGGAAGAATCTGTCTACCATTCTTGAGGTCCACCTGTCTATCTATAGGCATATTGAGTAAACCCACATTTGGAATATCCAACTTGACCCATCTTCTCTGCATCTTGTCATAAACACAATAGACGGAATTAACCAAAGCCAGGTCACGAGAATAGTAGTTCTTCCCTAGGGAGAACTCTAATCCCACGACTCTGGTCGCGGCCTTCCATCTCTTGTAAACTGACTTAGTTGCGGGAAAGATGACATCATCACCATTGATCCTCATAAAGGACCCACGGGG